TATGAGAAGATCGGTTGATTTTTGATAAAGTCATTCCTTGAAACCTTAAAAATATATCACTTCCATATTTCAACCCAAGACTTGCTGTCCATTCTGGTATCTTGCATGGTGAAGCATTTCTTTTCTCTTGTGAGTTTAGCCCTTCTCCTTCGTTCACCTTTATAAAGATTTTGTTCAACCTATCGGTTTCGAAATTTGTTATAATCTTGATACCGATATCAATATTACTTAAGAATCTTTTTTGAAGCTGTTCTGGTAATTGTGAAAACGTATGATTGACATAGGTTTGTTCTTTACCATTATGATAGATTGTTCCGGTAAACTTAATTCGATTTGTTACAAATCTCCAAATAGTTGTTGATCGATGTTGTCCGTCAATAGTAATGGTTGTATAATTTCCATTCGTTTTTAATGTCTGATAAAGATCTCTTAGTTGTTCTGTGGCTTTGACCAAGACAATATCCGTATAAACTTCTTTATTAAAGAGGCTTTCTATGAAAAGACATTGCTGATGGGGTGACCATACAAAGTTTCTTTGGAAAGGTGGACTTGTCCATTGTTTTGGTTGAACATTAGTCAAAGAAGTTTGATTTGTGATCATTGAGTATTCCGATGGTGTTAATACACCGGGGGAATATTGCTCTAAAAAGTCAGAAACTTTTAAATTTTTGTTTATATACATGATTTTTTTCCTTGTATTTTGTGAAGTTGTTCGTAGTTTTAGCAATAGTGTATAGCTTATTCACGTTGAACGTATATATATGATTAAATGCCCCCATAACGGAGAGGGCAGCCGGTTCTTTTAACCTACGAGTTTATCAAAGGCAGCATCAACAGCATCTTTTTCACCACCGTACTTGTGCGTTTCGGAAGAACCGCCGCTAGTATCGGTAGAAAGAGCTTCATTCAAGAGCGCTTGAACATCAGCCGTTGTTTTCCTATCAAACTGCGATGCTATGTCTGGAATTGACTCCAGTAGGGCTTCACAGTCTGCCACATCATCATCACAGAGAACAGTTGGACGACGACGAGGTTTAAGAATTGTCTTTGGAAATGATCCGGGAGTTCCAGGGACATTGTAATTTAATACTATGTCGGTTCCAGACTCAACATCGGTTATGTCTCCATAATCGGGATCTAAAACATATCCTAGGATTGTTTCATAAGCTTGCTTTCCATAAGCCCAAATCTTAACACCTTCAGATTCTCTTCCTCGAAGCAGAATAGGAGAGTAATAACGCTTTCTAACAAAAAGCTTTTTAGCTTCTTTCTTTGCGGTATCATCATTGTTCTGCACACCTTCTTTCCAGAGCGAAGAGGCAAAGTCACAAATTGGACACTCCTCATTAAAGTTACGCTTTGGACATAGAATGCCAGGATTTTTCCCAACATTATAGTGAAAGTGATATTCCTTGAACGGATCTCCGTCCTTTGTTGGAAGAATTCTGATTGTTTGGTCACCTTGTTCAGGTTTCCATCTGGTATCATTGGTTTTTCCTTTGTTACCGTTTTTGGATGCATTGAGTTTTTCTCGCATCGCTTCTAAGTTTAAAGCCATAATTTACTCCTTTGTTGTTGTTTATTGTTATTGACTTGATTGTCTAAGGCAAAGATACTTTGTATCTCAACCGAAATTGATTCCATTTACAGACCTTGTAATAGGAAAATAAAGAGGGCCAAGTTTTTTATAGAGCGTTGGTGATCTTGGCAAACAACTCGGAGGAAGGTAATTCCGTATTTATTAGTTTTTATATTCTAAAGTTGATAGACTGGTTACTATCCGTTGATGGTTACTTCTTGTCTTGAGAAGCTTGGGCTTTCAACAGTTTGGTTGTGGTTGAAAACTCTCCAGCCATTTTGGTCTAGATCAAAGACTACTTCGTGCTTTGTATCTAAGTAACGTGGCTTAACTCCTGATCCTCGAAGAGAACTTGGTACAGCATTTTCTTTTAAGAAACGCATTTGACGTGTAGTTCCATCTTTCTTTGTAAAGCTACCGGTGTAAACGTTAGCGTTGAATGTGAATGAGTTAGTTGATGTTGACATATATCCTCCTACAGATGTTAATTGTCTTTTGTTAATTTTTGAGATTTGAATTTCGGTTGAATCTCGAAACAACCATCGTGTTATTTAATATAACCGGTTTTAACATTTTGTCAAGTATTTTTTTTATTTTTTTTTATCAGCGATGTGAGAGCGACCTTAATAAAGGTTTGTTTGTTTTGTTGTATTTATATTATAACATACTTTCATAAGTTTGTCAAGTATTTTTTTTATTTTTTTTAAACACTTTCAAAGTTATTGTTTGAATGTATTTGTAATATAACACGTTATGAAAGTTTGTCAAGTATTTTTTTTATGCAGCTACTCTATACTTGTAAACGACAGGTCTAGTTCTCACTCTGTTGTATTTTTCCCATGATCCAGAATAAGTTTCTCCTTGATTGTAGACTGTGTATTCAATACCATAATATTCTTTTGTTTCTTTTTCTTGAATTATTAAAAGACGCTTGGAATAACCTCTTTTGTAGTCTACATAAGATTCTATCGTTTCTTGTTTGACATAATCAAAATAACTATTTTCTTCTTCATCTATAAAATACCAAACATCTGTTTTTTGCAGGTATTCAAGAAAATTATCAGTAGACTCTCCAGAATAGTCTTTTTGATATTCATTGTAATCAAATTCGTATTTCATCTTTCCTCCATTTGTTGATGATGTTTTTAATATAACACGTTTTAAAAGTTTGTCAAATTCTTTTTTTAAAAAAATTAAAATCTTTCCTTTCCATCCCTGTTTAAGAGATCGTTTGGAAAGAGGTGACCAGCCCAAGTAATAAGTGTGCTTTCTGTTTGTGTCACAGAGGTCGAGAAAGCCATAATTGGCACTTTCATTTTATCTAATGAAATCATTGTAAGATAAATTTCTTTTTTGAACTCTCCATTAGAATCAAATATAGAATTATTCCAATCTTCATATTTTAATGTAGATTTGTTTCCTCGATATGCTTCATATAAGTCACCTAGATGATAATCAGGACGGGAGCCCCAGCGTAAAAAAGGACCAGCAGGATTTAAGTTAGTGGCGTTTGCGCTGTTTTTTCTTTTTCTTCCTTTAAATTCAGATTTACCAATGTATAAAGGAATTCTTCTTCCATTATCTAAATAATACATCATATACACAACACCTTTATCTTTTGTTGTACCATCTTTAACCTCTTGAATAATTGATTTAATATGGTTTTCAATTTTATTGCCATGTTTAAATCTAGATTTATACTTACTGTTCGTTGTTAGAATTGTTGGTTTGTTTCCGTTTTTATCAAATAACAACATATCCTCTTTGATTAGTGAATTCCAAAATGAATCCCATTGATTATAATTTTTCATTTTTCCTCCTGTATGTAATGAGTAAATTTTATTGAATAGAAAAATGAACTTTCAGATCCATTTTCCCAAATACCAAAAGTTGTATTCTCTTTTGTTTCAAGATAAGTTCTTATGTTGTTTAAAAGATATTTATCATTTTCTTTTTTGTGAGAACTTATACTATAGTAATAACACGATTCAGTAATGTTGTCAAGTAAAAAGTACAAGTTTTCTTCATTTTTTTCAAGTTCTCCGATTGATACGGTTCTAATTCTTGACACTTCTTTTGGTTCGTGTAAGTTACCCATTATTGGAGATACCATTTTAAACCACTTGTAGTTTGCTAAGAAGTTTGCAATTGCTGAATTGGCGTTATCATAATAGGAACCAAGCGCTCCTTCTCCTACAATATTAGAAATCAATTTATTATCCATAAGCCAGATAGAATGAATCATCCCAGATCTTGCATATTGTTGTAAAACTCCACAAGTTACTTTGTGTTGCTTCTTTTGTGTTGAGGAAAGAAAGAAAGGATCAGGAACAATATACATAACTTTAACCTCGCGGTCTTTCATTTGTTCTAAAATTGCTAATGTTGCTCCGGAAACTCTTGATGCTCCGCACACAATAAACCAAATGTCTTGTTCTTTACCAAGCTTGAGTTTCTTTGCTAGTTTAGGGACACTAGATTCGTATTCCTCGTGTGTTTCGCATTTAGGCAACCCCTTATCCTCATCAAGAGTTACGGTCTTGTATTTGCCCAAATTTGAGAGCTTACGGCATATGTTTATTCCAGCATTTCCAAGTCCAATTGTTATCATTTTAGTTCTCCTAGGTTCTTTCCAACGTTGATATTGACTTTGAACTTTCCTAACTTGGTGTTCTCGAAGATCTCAACAATTTCTTTTATTCTATTTTTTTCATCAAGCGGCACGTCTAATACAATTGAATCATGCACAAGGAAGGCTACGTTTGTTTTGAGTCGTTTACAGTATTTTTGTATAAATGATGCTCGGTCAAGGAAATTATCTGAGGAGGTCGATTGGATAAGGTAGTTAAGCGCATGGAAATCATCCGAAGGTATTGTTCTTCCAAACGGATTAGATACAATTCCCTCCTTATAGTATCGTGAAAGGACCTTCTGCTTATCATAGAAGCTAGAGTCAACTGCTGTTGAGCTTGGATTGTAGAGCCAAGCAAAGATTTGCTTCTTTGCCTCATCTCGTTCAATATTATTATGAAAAATATTAGTTTGATTCCAATCATGTATGTCTCCTGTTGGTTGGTCATGGCCCGAAAGGGCTAAAAGTGTTCTTAGTTCGGCTCCGTTGAAGTCAAGCTCCACAAAGCAGTCCCATTTGGGCTTGATAATGTCCTTTATTTCGCGTTTTAGGTTGAGAATGGGGAAAGATCCCTCGTTTAGTCCCAAGCGACCAGTAACGGTTCCCCAAGGGTTGTAATCAACTCTCAATTGTTTGTCCCAAAATCGTTTTGAGAGGTACATTGCTTTCTGATCTCGTTCGGCATGCCATTTCCATCGTGCCTTGTCAACTCGAATGGGTTGTTTGCTGATTTCCTTACACATTATATTAATCTTGTGCATTAAACGGTAGTTTTCAGGTTTTGGGTTGTTATCAATTGTCCACTTGGTAATTTCGTTGAGAAGACTGTAGTAATGTTGAATGTCTCTCTCGGGCACCAGATCATAAAAACAAATGTCTGATAGGTTTACCTTGGATGTGATGAATGATTTGAGATGAGCCTTGATTTTCATCTCTCTCGCCGTCAATCGCTCTTTCAAGTGATCAGGGCAAGCATCCTGAAGTGTTTTTCCTTCTGCGACTATCCTTGCTAGGGTCACATCTCGGTCTTCAATCAATTCTGACCAGTCCCAGGTAGCAGAAAGAGACTCTGGTAAGTCTCTCATTCTTAGTTTTCCATCTGCAAAGTATCCTCTGCATTGTTTTTTGTCGTCAATTATCTGAAATATCATTATTCCTCCGGTTGTTGATTACGTTTTCTTAAATAATCGTTTACTCCTCCTGATTTGTATACATAAGAAAAACGGTATTGATCATTAATATAACCTAATGCTGTTTCGTTGTCAAGTTTTTTGTGAAAAAAAGTTGCTTTTTTCTTTATTACTTCGAATTCTGCTTTGTTAAACATCATGTCTTCTTCAATGTTTCTTATTTCATTATATAACAATAACCAATAAAGATCATCATATTGACTATTCAATTCTTCTTTTGATATTTCTTGTCTTTGTATATTCTTTTGTATTGTTTTCTTACCGTTATATATAATATCTTTATAATAGTTATATTTATTTATATATATATTATAATATAATCTTAATATATATTTGATATTACTTATATCCTCTAAGTAGGTAGACTTAAAAGATACAGATTTAATTGCTGATTTTGAATTTAAATCATATTCTGAGGAAAAATCTATAGTTTTAGCTGAATCCGTACTCATAACCATTATCCATGGACATCCAGCCATAATGAAGAATCCATTTTGATTTGCTGTTTGTACATAGTTTTGAAATAAACCTGAATTTACGAACTCTTCTTTCTTGGTATCATCTCCACAGTTCAATGGAGCAATTGAGAAAGCAAGGCCCGATGTGAAAATATTTGAGTTGCTGGACTTTTGCCAGCCTGTGAATGTTATTGGAAATTTTGATCCTTTTTGTTTTAAAAAAGATACAAAAAGGTTGACAAAGTCTCCAAACTGTGCTATACTAGAGTGTAGCTTGTTTGTTTTTATGTAAGATGTAAAATCTTGCATCAATTTGTTGTAGTAATATTTGTATTCATTCTCTGGAGGTATGTATGATTGATACACAATAGGTGTTAGTAGATAAGGGTGATTTTGTTCTTTAAACGAATCTCCAGATGAATTTATGTTGTTTAAGTCTGAAGCAAATTTCTTAAACGCATCGACAGCAAAATTAAGACCTTGAACTTGTTTGCCTCCTGCTAAGGTTGCATACTTTATTTGATTTGGGTCTGGGATTATCGATTCGAACCTTCCATTGATTCTTTGAAAAAATACTCTTTCAAAAATATTCATTTCGATATAACTGTTCTCAACAAAACTTCCATCTTCATTTCGAAAATGGTTAAACCACTTTGCTCTTTCTTGAAAAAGAAACTTTAATGATCTTGATGTGTTTTTTCCTTTGTATTCCATTATTCATTTGCTCCTTGAATTGTTGTTGTTTCAAAAGTAGAAAGAACTTCATTACAACTAGAGGTATCAGTTCCATCATCAGGAACACCAACATCAGTAGCTTCTTGTTCTCTTTGAATAAGACCATCGATAGTCTTGTCATTACCTTTATCATCACCTGAAAAGAAGAACCGAGCTTCAACTTGAGTTTTAAAACCCTCAGTCCCAATTGTCGTTTTAACACTTGTTATTAAATGATAACCACCAATTCCCATCAACTTAGCATAATTAATTGTTTTTTTGTCTGCATTGTATAGATCTCCTTGAGGTCTTCCGAATTCTTTTCCTCCAATCCCAAATGGATCAATAAAAATTTGCATTCCGGGAAAGAACAAGAAGTTTCCAAATAACTCAAGCGATACATTATATACGTTGGATAATTGCGCAAAATCACCAATACCTCTGTGTCTCATCATTCTTGATTCTCGAAGATAAGTAATATTGGTTTTGCTGAAGTTTATCTTTTTTAACAAACCTGTGGCTGCTCCAACATGAAAGTGATAAATACCTTTTTCCATGTCATTTGAGTAATTTCCTTTTCCTCCATGAGTTTCCGGCTTGAAATCAGGATAGATTGCTATAAACGTGTACATGTCATGCGCACCCCCACCGGTGGAGGAGTCGTAAGAAAGAGGAAGGAACCTTTTTACATTTGGGACATCTGTGTTGATGATTCCATGAG